ATCCAATATCGCCTTTGCATCAGCGAGCCAATCGGTCTCAGGCTCTTCTGAAACGCTTTTCTTGATGCCTGCTAGCCAATCGGCGACAGACACCTCGGCGGCGTCGGCTGTGTTGGATTCCGTGCTTTCGGGTTCCGTGTCGGGACCGTCTGCAGCTTCTTTTTGCAAACGCGTTTTGAGATCGGATGGCAGGAGCGCGTCCACGGGGTCCTTTGCGTCAAATGACACCTTGATCCCCGCGCTGAGCGCCGCTCGAACGATTCGCTCGTAAACGCGTTGTTTACTTGCGTTCTTCGAATATGCCGAAGAATTTTGCTTGAATCTGGCGATTGCGTTACGCGTACGCCCGGGATCCGGCTTCGTTGCCCCCGCATAGGCCAAGGGATATTTGAGATTGACCGGATCTCCAAAAAGAGCCTCAGTCGTGGGATCTCCCGCCGGGTAGCTGAGATTGCTCCCTTTGGGCAGTATTTCGATACCGTATTTTGTGGCGCGCGACGCCTGGGCCTTTACCTTTTGATCGCGGTTCGCGCTCTTGTCTGGAACTTGTTTCTCAACATCTTCCTCGACAACCGCTCCAAGTTCGCCTTCCTCGTCGGCCTTGACCATCAGAAACTCTTTGTGACCGTTAGCGCCTCGCGTAACGATCGAGACCTCATCCGTGAACATTTCGACGCAGCGTTTCACTTCTTTTTTATTCTTTTGGTTCGTGGCCATCTTTTGAAATCTCCTCAGTGCGCTTGATTGCTGTTCCGCCAACGCTAAAAGCGCCCAGCTTACCTTCCTTTATCGCGTCCCACAACTCTTTGTTATTGATTCTCAGACGCAGCAGCCAGGTCCCCTTTCGAACCTTGTAATCACTTCCGTCTGAACACTTAAAAACGAAATCCACTGGAGCAAGGTAGCTTTCCAGGACTGAAACCTGGTCCGCTATATTGAACCGATGCATCAACCCAACAACGCCCCCGTTTTCCATCCAGTAATGAGCCGTTTTGCGAATGGCCTCAGCGGAATAAATTTCGTTCTGCTTATCTGGATCCAGCGGAGCGCCGTCTTCCCCGTCGTTGGGCTCAAGGACAGGAGCAAAAATAGTGAATTCCTCTTCGTCCTCTTCATCCTCGTCAATCGCCTTGTAGACGAATTCTTCAGCGGACTGAGTGATGAGATTGAGTCCGATGCTGGAAATCATCTCATTGATTCTCTCGGCCTCACTATCCAGCATTATCGCTTCACCGTATTTCAGAACGCGTTCTTCGAAATCACATGGTTCGAAAGCGATGCCTGCTATTTCCGCGATCGGGGTGAGAACCGTGTTGAGCTCGGGACGACCGAGGCAAGTACCAGCGAACTTTTCGACAGCCTCAGCCAAAAGACCGTCAGGATCGCCAGCGATAACGGCGACAGAGTTCCCGTCGCCGCTAATCCCTCGGTATACTTTGACCTTGGCGCCCAATGCTAGGCTCCCTCGATATCCACGCCGTCCCCGTCGGTCTCTTCGGCTGGCCGGGTGAGCGGCGGAGAAAGGTCCATGCTTGGATCGCGATTGGCGTACTCATCCTCAGTATCGCCGCCTTTTTGGCTTTCCTCAGGCGTTCCGCCCTGCTCCCCGGCGTCGGCCGCTGCCGCTTCGCCTTCGGCTGGCTTTGGATCTTCGCCTTCGGCCGGGGTCTCACCCTCGCCCGCTTCGTCTCCGGCCGGGGCCGCGTCACCTTCGCCACCCGCTCCGGCTTCTGACGCTGGAGCCGCGTCGCCTTCGCCGCCGGCCTCGCCGTCCGCCTTGAGCATCTTGCTCACCACCTCAACGACCTGATCACCGACTTTCTCAATCACTTCCTTGCCCACCTCTTCGAGAATCGAATCGAAATCGAGAAGCTTCGCGAAGTCCGCCTTCGCCATGGCGGCGGATTGCACGCCCTGAGACGCGGCCGCCTCAGCTACCCGTGCGAACTCGATCGTGTCCAGTGCGGCCTGAGCCATGGCCATGCGATCGCGGAATTTGTAAATCACGCGCTCCAGCATGTACCGTGTCTCATCATCGGCTTTGGCCAGGGGCGCCGGGGCCGCCTTGGCGAGACCCAGAAGCTCCCTGACTTGGGATTTCAGCAGCTCGATCCCGTCCATGATGTTGGATTGCTGACGAGCCGGGTCGATTTCTTCCTCGACCGTGATCGGGATCAGGCTTTGCGGGTCGATGACGCCGTTCGCACTTACACCCTTGTACATCTCGACAAGATCGAGATTTTTCTTAAGCGGCTCAGCCAGTTCCTTGGCACCGGCCTTCACTTGCGCCGCCTGCTTTTCGATCAGCGTCTTGGCTTCAGAAAATTTCACCAATCTTTGCTCAAATTTCATTGTCTACTCCTTGGCCTATTTGCGGTTTGCAAGCAGCCGATCCGTCGGCTGATATTCGATCCCGATTAAATTGCATCTTAGAGCGTCTGACAAGTACCTTTCGACCTGAGCCACGGCAAAATCCCAGTCCCCGATCATTTTCACGGACTCCACGAAACATATTTCAGTACGCCGCTCTATCTCTTTTGTTTCCATCTTCTCGTTCCGCGCTTTGAAACTTTCCTGCACGGCTTTACCTATTGCTAGTGTAACCCGTTGAATCTGCTTTGTGTCAAGTCCCATCCCCTTCAGAAGCTCCCGAGGAGACTTCTTAATTACGATCTGCATGCTTTGCCCCTTTCTCATTTTGGCCATTCAATATCGGCCGCGATCATCTCATAGCCGATCGATGGCAAAATCAATCTGAGGCCGTTAATCCAGCCCCAGAAACCTCGCCAGAATGCGACATGTCCCAGGCCCGGGACATAGGTCTGGACGGTTGAGAATGTCTTATATTTTACGATCGCGTCGCGAAGTATTTTGACATCCTGCAGGTCTCCAGAATTTACCTTTTCAATCTTGCCCGTCGACGTGAAAGCGCTATTCCCTGAAAATCTAACTTCAGCCACGAGCTCGCCGGTCTTCTTGTTTTTCAGCGGTATCTTCATACGAACTGCCCCTCGATATAGGCCATCAAAAAAGCCAATTGCTGAGGCGCCGTGTCCCAAAGAAAACCGAGATTGTGCTCCATCCCCTCGGCCAGACATTCGAACGCAGAACGTGTCCAGTTGCTTTCGGTATCGCTGGAGCCCTCGACTTTTCCGGCCGTCGCGTCGATTTTGTTCGCGCCGCGTTCACCGTAAATGAGACCATCGAAAAACGAAGCCGTGGCGACGTCCAAATATAAAATCCCGTTGACATTAAAAACGGTGTTGCTCGCGAGCATCTGATTTCGCGCACGGACCGCCGCTTCTCCGCAATGGCCGAACGTGTCGAAGAATTCCGCAAAAACGCGCAGGATTACCGCGCGCGATTTGGCGTTTTCCATTTTCGGAATGTAGAAAGCCCGCTCAGCCTGATTCCAGTATCCCGTAGGGCGCCCTTTCGGTGAGCGATTATAAATCAGCCTCGGCAGCTTGCGGCGCACTATCGCCTTGATCATCCGATCCGATAGGAAGCTGAGCGCATATTCGCGGATTTTTTTCGCCTCAATCCGGGGGACGTCCCCGCCCTCCCTTTCAAACTCCTGAAAAATGACGTCCGCCTTTTCGACCACGGACAACGAACCCGAGCGCACTTCCTTGAGGCGCTTCTGAAAAATCGAATTCAGAAGGGCGCCTTTTTGCTTATAAGAAAGATTGCGGCGCCCCTTTGCGCGATAAATTTCACTCATCGCGTCTGACATCTTTTTCAACGCGTTCGAGACGCGTTGCTTTACCTGGTCCCTAGCGTTTTCCGCTTCGAGCCATCCGTCCTCGCCCCAGACCCCGGATTCCGGATCGAGCGGCGTTCCGATGGCCGCCGGTTTCTCGGCCGTCGGCATTTCTCCAGTCTGATACGCGCGATCGCTGGCGCCAATCGAATTGACATAGGCCGCCCCGGTTACTCCCTGGAGAATCGTCGGCGTGTTAATCGGCGAGACCGGTTTCGGCTCAAGAGCTACCGTTGGGATCGCCTGGCGCCACGATTGGGCTGGTACTGAGAAAGTCTTGACGACCGGGTTCATGGTCGTTCTGCAAAGGCCGTGATAAGGGGGCGGCCCGATGTTGGCATCAATCGCGAGCTGATCGTTCATTTTGTATGCTGAGAATTGGCCGCGATCGTCCAGCCGGCCGTATCCGCTCCGCACTATGTCCGCGAGGACAACGCCGTTCCGCGTCACGAGCTGCGGTATTCCAGTCTGAGGATTTTTACGCGTTGAAATCCACGGCGAAACGCTTTTGATTTCCTCGGGGTTCGTGATCTCCAGCGTTTGATTGAGAATGTGTGCGACGTTGTTGACGGAAATTATCTGACCGTCGAGGAACCGACAAATGTCAGTCGTTCGCTGATCAAGCACAGCGATAAGCTCAGCCGCGTCAATCCCCGCCTCGGTGTATGCGGTAATTTCAGCGAAAGCGCGCGCTCGCTGGACGCCTACGTTCGCCACGACATTCGAATAATTCGCTCCATATTTGCCCCACAAGCCCGGGATCTTGTCGCGGAGTTCCTTCCCGATTTCGCGATATCCAAGCCCGTCTCCAATTCCCGCCCTGACTATTCCGACGCCGTGCTTTGTGAGCCCAGCGTTGACACGTCCGAGTTGATCTCTCAGAAAAAATCCCGGCTGCCGAGACAGCCATTTCATTGCCTCTTTGTCGCCGGTGGAAATGCCGGATCCGATTTTGGGCAGGAATGAGGTTTTCGTAAATTCCCGGGCTTGAGCGGCGGCTCTATTCAAGTACAAAAGCGAGGCGGCCGCCCACGTGGCCGACAATTTTTTAACGTCCTTTGCGTCGGTGATGGCGTTCGAGCCCGCCTTGATGAACACTTTTTCAACATCGCCGACGCCGTACCAGTCGACGTCCAAATCATCGAAATACTCGCCTAATTGTTTTTTCGCCCATGTGGAATATTCACCTTTTAGCTTGGCCGCGTATGCGTCGGTTAATTCCTCAATCTGAGCCCCGTTGGATATCTTCTGCATCAATTCGCCGTCATCCCTCAGGAAGCGGCCCCCGGGAAGGCGATCGATGATTTCGATTTTTCTCCAAATGAGCTGATCGACATCTGCGAAACCGACCGCCGAAGCAATGACGGCCTCGTCCCCGAGGGACATCGCCAGGCGTCGCGCCTTGGCCAGCGGAACCTTGCCCATGTGGTGCATTTTCCCGCCCGAGATCACCGCATACCCGGCGGCAGGGGTCAAATTCTCAGGAGCAAAGCCCAGACGCTCAGAAGCCTTTTCGAGTTTACTGCCAATGGGCTGCCCGGGGGATAGACAAAAAAAGCCCTCGGCGCTCTTCACATGGAAACCTCGGCAGAATTCACACATCCTTTTTATGTTATAGAACTTTGCGGTTTTTCAGGCCAGTAATTTAAATTATTTTAGTCGCGAAGTGCGGCGCAAGCAGCCCAGGGCTCGTCCTTTTTTCTTATCGTAGCAATCGCGGCCTGGTTGCTGTTCACGTGTTCGCGAAAATCAACAACGTCAAAACCATTGCCAGAACCCCATTCCTCGACTTGCTCGCGAATCGGCTGATCCAAATCGATTTCGAGCGTATCGATGGGGATCACGGTGCCGTATTTCCCC